GCCCCACCCACACCGCGTCGCCGGTCGAGGGGCGTTCCTCGTCGCGCTTGGTGCCGTCGAGGAACGTCACCTTGTCGGCGCGGATCTCCCAGACCTTGCGCTTGACGCCCTCCTTGTCAGTGTACTCCCGGCTCTCCAACCGGCCCTCGACGTAGACCGAGCGCCCCTTGGCCAGATGCTGGCCGCAGAGTTCAGCCGTCTTGCCCCACACGCTGACCGCGTGCCACTCGGTCCGCTCCTGCCGCTGCCCGTCCTTGTCGGTCCATTGCTCGCTCGTGGCGATGCGCAGCTCGGTGACGGCCTGCCCGCCCTGCGTGTAGCGCACCTCGGGGTCCGCGCCGAGATTGCCGATGAGGATGACTTTGTTGACGCTTGCCATATCTGCTCCTGTTCAGTGGTAGTACCCGCAGGCGCCCATCGCCCGCAGCTCTCGCCGTACTGCCTCGAGGCGGTCCCGCCCCATGCGATTCATGATGTTTGTCCAGGCGCCGTGCCGGTTCAGCCACACGCCGAAGACGTGCCAGCCGCCCCGCACGCCGGGGTATCCGTCCCACTCGGTCGCCGATTCCTCGTGCTGCTCCTCGGCCTCGACGACCAGCTCGGTCTCGTACTCGCCGCCCATGTCGATGCTGACGTCGTAGCCATCGGGCGCCCAGCGTCGGTACGTTGGCCGACCCTGAGCGCACCAAGCATCGAGCAAGCGCCGCTTGTGACGCAGCCACGTCTCCGGGTTGTGCGTCATGGTGCACCGTCAGGGTCACCGGGAGGGCCGAAGTCCTCCGCATCCCAATCGGCCGAGCCCGCCGACGAACTGGGCGCGGAAATGACAACCTTGAAGGGCTTGACGTCCTTGACCCGCGTCACGCGCAGCCGGTCGGCCTCGGGCACCGAGAGCACGCAGCGCTCGGCCAGACGGTCGATGGCCTGCCGCTGCAGTTCCATCTTGTTGAGCGCGTCGGCCTGCATGTCCCAGCACGCCGAGGTCGAGTCGCTGTTACGCACGCCGAGCTCGTCGATGCACTGCACCGTAGCGCGCTCGATGCTCTTGCCGACCTGCTCGCCGTTCTGCGACCCGACGATGAAGGTGATGGTAGCGCCGAGGCAGGCGCCGAGCGTGACGCTCACCCAATCGAAGCCGCGCCCATCCTTATCGCCCACGATGAGGTCAGACATCTGAGCCCATCCCCAGCGCCTCAAGCTCGGCCTTGTAGCCGCGCATCTGACTGATGAGGTTCGAGCGGCTGGGCTCGCTGTCACACCAGATGAGCGCCCCGACACAGACCCCGATCCCGAACACGATGGACAAGTCGACCGCGCCACGCTCCTGAGCATCACGCGCCGCCTGCATGCACTCGACGCGCAGGACGTCGAGCTCCACTTGCTGCTCCATGGTCATGTTTCAGCCCTCCCCTTGCGTCTCGTAGGTGACCTCGGCGTCCATCGCCTGGTCTCGCTCGGCACGCCACGCAGCCAGCGCAGTCCGGCCGCGGCTCGTCGTCAGGTAGGACACAGCGCCGCGCAGTCGACCGAGCGGAGCCGTGCCGATGTCGAGGCCATCCCGCGCCAACAGCGTCTCGACGTAGTCGGGCACATCGTCGCCGAGGCCGAGCAGCTCACCCGTCAGGCCAGACCGCGTGTCGACCGCAACCGGCAGCTGCTCGACCTTGGGCGCTTCCTCGAGCAACTGCACGACCGGCTTGGGCTGCTCGAGCGGGGTCGACAGTTCGTCGGGGTCGTAGATGCCTGCAACAAGGTCGGGGTAGACGATGCGCGCCAGAGCCGCAGCGCACCGCGCCCGCAGCATCGCCTCGGGGTAGGAGCGCCAGCCCTGCCCGCCAGTGAGCCCCGCGCGCTGCGCCTGCTCGATGGTCCATGTCAGCGTGGTCGGCTCGGTGTCGCCCTTGCGCTGCGTCGTGTAGGTCGCCTTACTGGCAGTCGACTCGACGAGGCGCCACTGGAGGCACTCCCCCGAGCGACGGACCAGCGCAACCGTGGCGTCGGCTGCGAGCGTGACCTTGCCCTTGATGACGCCGAGCATGCGCATCGACTGCATCGGGGCGAGGCCCAGTTCGCGACCGGCCATGAGGACGATGAGCGCGTCGTGAGGCTTGCCGCGCAGCGCGTCGGGCGCCAGCGACGAGGCCGCAGCCACGAGCGCAGTGGGGCCGAGCACGTCGGCCTGGGCGATGATGTCCGTATTGCTTGCCATGTTGTCTCCCTTGCCGCTCCCCAGCGGCGTCAATCCCACCGCTCGGTGGCCTCTTGTTTCGTCGTCGTCAGCGCCTTGCTGATGAGGTGAATCTATGCGCCTTCACTTGCGGACGCAAGTAAAAAGGCGAGAGGCGCGCGCTTTTTTGCGCCTTGTTCGCAGAGCCTAGAGCCGTGCGGACTTGCGCCGTTTACTGCTCGGGCTTGTCGTCTTCGCCTGCCGTCGTCGCCTTGGCGCCGAACTGGTAGCCGAAGACCACGAGCACGATGGACTTAATCAAGTCGAACAGGCCGCGCCTGAGGTCGTCGCTCATCAGCTGCACGTCCCACGAGACCATGACGTCCGCGACGAACACGCCCAAGAAGACCGTAAGGACGAGCGCGACGAACCGCGTGAGCCACTCACGTTGACCCAGCGTCTGCGGGATGATGCTGTTCACGTACCAGACCAGAGCGCCGACGACCGCGACGCTTAGGACGACGCCCGCAATCATGACCCACGCGTCGCCGTGCAGCATCAGCCGATGCTCTTGGCCGGGTCGGTCCCGCCGATGGTCCCGTCAGGTCGAGCGAGGTACGCGTACCGTCGCACCTGGTCGGTGACGAGCGACCACCCTGCGTGCTCGATGTCGTCGCCGATGGCGAGGCCGTGCGCGCCGTCGAGCGTGACGGTGACGCCCACGATGCTGACGATGGTGCGGGTTGTGGAGCTCGACCACGCGCCCGCAGGCACGCATAGGACGACGTCCTGCGAGGCGAAGTACTGCACCGCGCTCGTGCCGAGGTCGGTCTGCGCCTCGCCGGTGCGAGGGTCCGTCGTGCCGGTGTACTGGTTGACCTCGACCGTGACCGTGACGGGGTCGACAACGGACGCCACGCGCAGGCTCGGCACGTAGCCCGAGGGGCGCCCGCCTGTGCAGCTCAGCGTCAGGTTGAGCCTGTTCTTGAGCCAGTCGCGTTCGTAGCCCATGACGCGGCATGGCTGCGAGGTGACGCCAATGGTGCCGTCGATGGCGATGGCAGCGGCCGCCGTGAGGACGACGCAGTCGCCGAGCGCGACCTCATGCGCCCCGGCAAGGTCGAGGCTCACCGCGAGCTGGTAGCGCACGCGAGGCACGCCCACGCGCTTGCGTAGGTGCTGCACGTAAGGGAGCAGGTTGACGGCCGCGTCTGCCGCGCCACCCTCGAGGACGATGCCGCGCAGGTCAATGTCGAGCTGGGCGCCAGCGTCGCCACCGGCCGCAGAGATGGCGTCACTGTCGACGTAGGTGATGACGCGCTGCGCCTCGCCCGCGTCGTTGTAGTCGCTCGATAGCTTGTAGGCGCGGACCACCTTGCCATCGACGGCCGACGTGACCTGCCCATCGACGAGCAGCTCGGCGTCCGTGATGGTCAGCACGGCCTCGCGCTCGTCGGCCGAGGTGATGGGGGCAAGGGCTACGTACTGCCGCCCGAGGGCGTAGCGCTGCACGACCGACGCGCCGAGCAGGGTCAGGATGTCCCTGATGTTGTCCTCGACCGTCTCGTTGGGGTCGATGGGGGCGTTGTAGTCACGCAGCACCTCGGGAACAGGGAAGCTCTCGAAACTGCTGGGCAGCACGTCCGTCGCCGCCAAGCCCGCGCCTACCGGCAGGTAGTCGAGCACGGTCTCAGTCTGGGCGCCCACGGCCGAGACGAGCAGCACAACGGCCGCCCTGCTCGGGGTCTCCTGCCAGAAGCGCGCAACCGGGGTGACCTGCACCGGGGTCCCTCGGTCGACAATGAACGTGTCGCGCTCGGGTGACCACTGGTCGACCGTCAGCGAATAGCCAACCTGAGCGCCGGTATCCGGGTCGAGCGCAGGAGTCGAGGCAGAGACGAGGGCGTAGATGACGGACTGTGTGCCGTAGTCGTCGCCGCCCTCAAGTCGCACCCACTGAGGCGCACCGCCCGCGAAGACGTCGTCAGTCACGAGGAGGTACGTGTCGCCGACCTGCGCCCACGCGAGAGCAGGGCCGCGCACGTCGTAGGCGTCGGTGTCGTTGTTTCGGTCGAGCGCGCTCGTGTCGACCCGGCGCAGCTTGTTGCTCGGCCACGCGCCAGCATCGAGCGCGCGCCAATCCCAGCCGAGGCATAGGCTGTTCTCGTTGCCACGGTCTCGGCCGAACCGGACTTGCAGCGCGCCGCCCTGCCCCTGCTCCTGCAGTGCGAGGTGCACCTGATGTGACCCATCACCCGAGGACCAGAGGCGCACGTTCGCCCAGCGTCCCTCGACGCCCTGCGTGGTGACAGGTGACCACGTCTCGCACTGCCAGCGGGCCAAGTTCCACGCGCGTTGCGTGAGGTCTGCGCCCGAGACGACGGAGAGCAGGCGGTCAGGCCAGCGGACAATCTCCCCCGCTCCAGTTGGGTCGACCAGCGAGAGCGTCGAATACTCGGAGGTGGAGACGTTGCCAGCGTCGCCGACGTTAGTGCCGACCAGCGGGACGGCATTTGGGCTGACGTCGAAGCGAGACTTGCCGCCGCCGGTCAGGCTGCGCGCCGTGACCTCGTGGACAGTCGACGCGCCCACGCCGTTCTCAAGCTGCAGCCGCCCCTGCCGTGGGTGACCATCGGGCAGCGTGATGTCGAACAGGTTGCTGTGGGCCGTGTATGCGTTGCCGTCCGTCTCGATGGTGTTGGCGTCGTGCAGGAAGTACGGAGTGCGAACTGCCGCGCCGGTGTCCCACTGCTGCTCGTGGGAGACCTGGCACCCATCGGCGCCATCTGCCCGAGGCTTGAAGTGATGCCAGCCGCGCACGAGCTGCGCAGATGTCGCGCCGCCCGAGAGCTTCTGGCGCATGGCCGCCGTCATGCTCGCGATGCGGAGCGTGAGCGACAGGCCATCGGGCGCCAGCTCGGCCTCTCGGTCGAGGACGCCGCGCCAGATTTCACGGTAGGAGCCGACACGCTGCCCACCGACGACAGGCGCCGCTTGGACGATGGCCACGCGCCCGCGCCAGAAGATGGGCGCCTCGGTGACGTAGGGCTGCCAGCCGCGTATCGCGTCGTAGGTGTGCCGATAGCGCCGGGTCTGGCCGATGATGCGGAGGCAGTTCTGCAACGTGTTGCCCGAGACGCTACCGACCTGCAGCGCCTCAAGGCCCACGTGGATGATGTCGCCCGCGACGATGCCCGACGAGTCGACCACGTCGACATCCGTGGGGCCGAGCTCGTGAGGGATGGTCGCCGCGATGCGCGTCTTGGAGGCAGCGCCAGCGGGACCGATGCGCCGGAAGGTCGAGACAGGGTGAACCGTCCACGCCGAGCCCGTCACCGTGGCAGGCGAGACGCGCGCGCCTTGGGCAAGCAGCTTGACCGTGACGGCTTGCTGCTCGCTCATGCCGGTGACGTCGTCGATGCTGCCACCCTCGGGGCCAAGGTCGAGCACCGCCTCGATGTCGCGATAGTCGCGTGGGTAGAGCCCCGCCAGCGTGCCCTCGATGGTCTGCGTATCAGGCGCGGGGCCGGAGTAGTAGCGGTCGGTGACGCCCGCCACGGTCACGAGGATGGCGAGTTGTCGCCCGCGCAGGTCGTCGAGGCTCACAGCGTATCCCCCCAGACAGGACACCACGCGACCGCATGGATGCGGCACGAGGTCGTGTCGATGCGTAGCAGCGCCCGCGTACCGCGCGCCGTGCCGCCCGTCGTGTCAGTCTCCAGCGCTCGGGGCTGCGTCTTGACCAGACCCGTTGCGAGTCCAGGGCGCCGCGTCGTCCCACTCCTCGACCACGTGGGCATGATGCGGTAACGGTTCGCCGCGTAGCCGCGCACGTCTGCGACCAGCGAGTTGTCCGCGCGCGTGAAGATGATGCCGCGGTCGACGGTCGCGCCCGACAGGGTCTGCAGCGTGACGTCAACAGTTGGCGTGATGGAGTAGTCAGCCTGCAGCGAGGACGTCAGCAGCGCGAGCTCGATGGCGTAGTCGAGTTGCCCGAGCGAGAGCAGCACGTAGGCCGTCTGGTTGATGCCCTCGGTGTTCGATACGTAGCCCTGCTGCTCGGCCACGACCGTGTCGGCAAACTGCGTCACGTGCGCCGTGTGCCAATGGCGAGACCTGACGCCCGCGAGATGGTTGAGCGCGTTCGCGTGACCCGCGAGCGTGGGACCGACCACCGGCCGAGCGCTGAACGCCTCGGCCTGCGATGGCTGCGAGAAGATGCCGCGATAAGGGACGCTCACTGCCACCCCCACACAAGGACGCCGTGAATGTCACACGCCGAGGTACCCACAGGCACGTCCCACGTTGCGGAGTCTGGCTGTGGCCAGAGGCTCAGGCCGTGCCACAGCATGCCGACCTGCTGCGCCGTGATGCTCGGCACGTCGAGCTGCGTTACGGGGTCGAGGGTCTCGGTGTCTCGGACCTTGCCCCCCGCCAGCTGCACTGCGACTTGCCCACCCTCGCCGCTCAGGTCGGCCGTGCCAGCGTAGCCGAAGCGCAGGACGCCCGCGCCGAGGGGCGTGGAGATGGTCACGCGCACCGAGAGTGTGCGGTCCTGCGACTCGGTGTCCGGCATGCGGACGCAGGCCCATCGGTGCTGGTAGGGCTGCAGCTTGTCCTGCCCCGCCACGTTGACGTTCTGCAGGTCGCTGACGTTGACCGCGACGTGGGGCCGCGCGTTGTAGGCCGTCTCGTTGTCGTGCAGGGCCTGCATCGTGCGAGCGCTGAGCGGGTTGTCCTGGCTGACCTCGCCATCGAACGCCATGCGTCCGTCTGCCTGTCGACCCGCTGGCAGAGACGTAGGCTGCGCATGCGTGACAAGGATGCTCCACACCTCAAGCGACGACACGCTGTCAGCGCGCAGGCGCAGGTTGATGCGCTCGTACCCGCCGACCCACGCCACGTTTACCGTGCCGCTGAAAAACTTCACCGTGGCGTTGAGCCCGCTACCGCCTGTCACCGAGAAGGAGCCACCACCGTTGACGCTCGTGACCTGCAGCAGATGGTTGCTGCCGACAGGGCCGGGTCGCACCTTGCACGCCACGACGACGAACACCTGAGTGACGCCCGACAACTCGGGGATCTGCCACGTTGCAACGGTGGCCGATGTGTTGGCGATGCGCGCGCAGGGCGTCGTGCCCGTCGAGGCGTTGTAGACGAAGCTCTGCGAGATGCAGTCGGTGCGCCCTGAGTGCGCGTCGAGCCAGTTGGACGCCGCAGAGAGAGGCGCCACCGAGTCGGCTAGAAGCTTCTCGCCGGTCAACAACTCCTGCGGGTCGATGGGCGTGTAGCTTGCGGGGATTGGGCGAGGCATCAGGGCTCCTCGACCAGCGTCATGGCGATGGGCTCAGACCGCACGCGAGCGCCCGAGAGTCTGACGGGGTAGTCGCTGGCCGAGCTCGCCGCGACCCTTGCCACCACGCGCCCCGCGAGAGGCTCCGTGGTGTACGCGTCGCTGAACGCCGGCACGTCCGTCCCATCGAGCAGCGTCTCAAGGAGCCTCGCCCGCCGCGAGTCGCCCCACGTGAAGTCGAGCGTGCAGGGCTGTCCGCGCGTGACGTAAGGCGCCCAGGCTGCGATGACCTGGCCCTCGTCGTTCTCTGCCGCCGACTGCCCGCGCACGGTGAACTCCAACTCATGCGTGATGGAGTGCCCGACGTGGCGACCTCGCGCTCGACCGTCCTGCAGCTCGACCACGCCGTCGATGCTGCGGAGCACGCGGCTGTGTCGAGTCAGCCCGCGCTCGAGGACGAGGACGAGGGGCGTGCGGTAGGTCGCCGTCAACAGGTAGCGTGACGAGACGAGCGCCGGGACCTCTGCGCCTGTAAAGCCGAGCATGCGCCGGAACCGCTTGGAGATGGCCGTCGCAGGCCAGCCGACGCCCGAGATGCCCACCGGGTAGGACGTCCACACGCGCCCCGTCGTGTCGATGCCCCATCGGATGCGCCGGAACACGTTGTCGTTGGCGTCGTTGTCGACCTGCTCGAGCGAGTCGGTGGGGAACACGCCGTCAGCCTCGGCGTCATAGGCGCGCAGGGCCACAGGCAACGAATGAACGGTGACGTCTTCGTTGTACAAGCCCCCAAAGGTGAGCCCGTCGTTGACGCTGAACGTCTGGCCCACGTTCCAGAGGTCGAGGTTGCCACGCTCCCACGCATCGGGCGCCGTGACGATCTGGTACGAGCCGACCGTGGTGGACGAGGTCGCACCAGGAGCGAAGCCCCACGGGTTGCCCGTCGCCGACTGCACCGCGAAGGAGGCGATCTCCGAAGTGAGCACGCGCACGAAGATGCGGTCGGTCTCGTCGATGCCGACCTCCCACGTGGCAGGCACGCCGCCGCCCGCAGTCCAATCAGCGTTGAGCGCCTCGCTCATCGACTGCCCCAGCTGCGAGCCGTAGCCATTGAGGAAGCTCAGCAGGTCGGGGTATCGCCCGCCGTCGTAGAGCGTGGTCGTGGCAGGAATGGTGACGTTGCCAGCGCCGCGCGTGAACACGGTCGAGCCCGCGAACTCGTAGACGTCGCATCGAGCAAGCAGCGCAGGGATGGAGCGCGCCGAGGTAGCCGAGCCGGGAAGGACGATGACAGGCATCACACCACCGCCAATCGTGACGAGGAGAGACTACCAGCGCGGGACTCGCGCTGCGACTGCCGGACGAGCACGTTGCTGACCTCGTCTACGCCGAGGACGACCGTGACGTTGACCGGGGCTGCACCGCCGCCGCCCGCGCTGAACGACGACACGCGGTCCTGAGCTCCACCACCCGACGCGCCCGAACTGGCCGCGCTCGAGGAGCCGCCGACCGTCGAAGCGCCGAGCGCCCGAGCAGTGCCCGCGAGCAGCAGGCCGGTACCAGCCATGACGGCCGAAGCCTGAAAGAGTCCAGGCGCCGTGTATCCAAGCACCGGGCCGGTGAGGGCTGCAGCCACGCCGAGCGCGCCAAGGAATACAGCGTAGCCGAACGCCTGCGCGCTCAGACCGGCTGCCACCTGCCCCGCGAGCTTGCCGAAGCTGACGCCCGCCTTGTCGCCGTCGATGACCAGCGTGGCGAGGGCTTGCCCCGCCGCTTGGCTGAACGACTGCAGCGCGCCCACGCCCATCGACTCAAGGTCCATCGCCGACTCGGTCAAACCGCGCAGGCTCGACTCGGCCGCCGTGACCTGCTCAGGCGCTACTGCATCAGGGGCGATGAGGTCGCCGAGGGCCTGCTGCAGACTCTGCGTCGGAGGTGGCAGCGACTCGATGAACTGCAGAGGGCTCAGCGCATCGTATGCCGCGCGCGCCTCGGCTGCTGCCTGCGCTTCCTTCTCGGCCTCGACGATGATGCTGATTTCGCGCGCGTAGGCGTCGGTCGCCTCTTTGACCGCAGCGGTCCGCGCCTTGGTCGAAGCGGTCGCGCGCTCGTTTGCCTTGGTGGCCTGCTCGACGACCACGGCTTGCTTCTGCTCTGCCTCGCTAACCACGCCGAGCGTGGTCTTGAGGTTCTTGATGATGTCGTCCCGCTTGCGCGTGTTGAGCTGCAGGTTGAAGTCAGCAGTTGCGCGCCGGTCCTCGAACTCAAGCGCCTGCTCGTCTACCCGCTGCGCGAGTAGCGCTAGCTCGAGCACGCTGGCCTCAAGCTGTGCGCCGCGCAGAGTGTCAGCCACTGCGAGTCGTCGCGCATCGTCGCGCAGGCTCTCTGCCTTCTGCCGCGCCGCCTCAGCTGACGCTGCATACTCTCGTGCCTGAGCGTCGAACGCTGCGATGTCAGACTCCAGAGGGGCTGTCTGGACGCTCGCAGCCCGAGCAATCGACAACTGCTCAAAGGTCAGCTTCGCCACGCCAACCGAGGCGATGAGTGCATCGACGTCCGTCTTGGTCGACGCCGCCGCCCTGCCTGCCGCCTCAAAGCCTGACCGCAGCTTGTCGACCGCTGGCACGAATAGCTCAGACTCTGCGATGGCCTTGGCGACGCCCTGCGCCAGTTCGCCGAACTGGCCGATGACCTGCCCGAGCGGACCAGCCAACCCAACGCCGAGGGCGAGAGATGCGATGTCGAGCGCGCCGCTGAACGTGCGCATGGGCTTCTCGACCGAGTCGACGGCATCGTCCAACCGCTTGACCTGACGCTCAAAGCCAGCGAACAGGCCGCCCGCCTTGTCGGCCTTCTTGCCGGTCGCCTCGGCAGCGTCCTCGACCTTCTTGAGCTTGGCCGCTGCGTCGTCTGCGCCTTGGATTTTGACGTCGATGGCTAGGCTTGTGACGCTCACTTCACTTCCTCCTGCGGGCCACCTCAAGTTCGGCGTTCTCGGCCTCCCTCAACGCCCGCGTCAGATGCAACACACCCTCGACCACTGCCGCCGATGCGTCAGGCAGGACGACCTCCAGCGGGATACCTGCGCGCCCAGCCTCTAGCCCGTCGATGACGCAGTGCACCCACAGCTGCCGTGACTCGTGCTCGGGGCACGTGACGCTCCATCGCTCGCGGTCGTACATGTCGACCGCCAGCCACGTCACACCGTCCCGCTGCTCTCGGGCTGCCCACTCGTCGCCGACGCCCCCGCAGTCACCGTCAGCGCAGGCGCCGCACTCGTAGCGTCGGGCGTTGAGCCGATTGCAGGCACCGGCCCACGCGAGCCAGTCGAGGACGGCGCGTGCGCTTTTCCCAAGGTCGACACAGCCTCGATGTGCGACGCGATGCCCACGATGACCGACTCGGCGTCGGGCAGTAGCTCCCACAGTCGCTCGACCGGATAGCCCGAGGCATCCCGCTTGAGTTGCGGCAGGTCACTGAGGCTCACGCAGCACGCCCGCACGATAGCCTCGTGACGACGCAGCACACGCTCAGCAGACACGAACGCCGCCGCGCCCTTGGTGATGTGGGCCTGCGCCTCAGCAACGCAGACCGCGCGCCGGTCGAGGGGCAGCGCCTCGACCCACGTCGAATCGTCTGGAATGACCAAGCACGCCGGGTCGCGCGTCTCGATGTACCGTCGCAACGCCTCGACCTCGTTGGCCTGCTGCACCGATGGGTCGCAGATGAGGACGAACCGCGCCGCAACCGCCGTGTTGGTGAGGACAACGAGGCCCATTAGGAGCAGAACGCGAGCAGGAAGTAGCCGCCATTCGCGGCCGTTGGCGTACCACTCGTGCCGGTGTAGGGGCTCGACGCCGCCGCGATGGTGCAGGTGCTGAAGGAGCGCTCGTCCTCGATGGTGTCGCCGGGCAGCTCCTGGACGAACCCGGCCGGGATGATGAGCGCAGCGCCTGCGAGCTCGCCGCCCTCGATGGGGAACACCCACGTGTTGGTTTCGCCGAGGCGAATCATGTCCCGCAGCGTCGCGCGCACGAAGTCTGAGAAGGTCAACGAAACCGTGACTTGCGCGCTGGTCACCTCGGCATCAGCCGCGCCCACGATGCTCGTGGTAGCCGAGCCGACAGGGTCGAGCCCGATGGTGATAGTGGCCGTCATGTCGCGCAGCGTCGCCACGGTCCGCGCGCCGGTGTTGCTCGGGGCGTAGATGGCCTGACCCCAGCGCTTGAGCGCCACGCCGTTCGCCAAGTTCGCCGGACCCGCCAGCGCAGCCCCGTAGGCCGTGACGGACTTGAACGCGGGCGAGAGCGTGAACGTCATCTCCAGCGTGCGCTTGTCGTCGCCGCTGAACGCGAGGCCGATGTTGTTCGCGCGGCAGCCGGTGCTCATCACCTCGCGAGCGCGGTCACGGTAGCGCACCGCCAGCGACGTTGCGCCGAGCGCGCCAATCTTCGGGTAGGCCACGGAGCAGAGCTTGACGCTGTCGCCCGTCTGCGGGTTCGCCGAGAAGGCAGGCCGCACGGTCACCACGTTGGTGCCGCCATTGACGGCCGTGACGATGGCGTACTCGGTGAGCCGCGCCGCCGACACCCACGCGACCACGTCGCCGGGGTTCACGAGCGCGAGGTCACCCGCGGACACCTCGAACTCAACGTCGCTGACGTCGTTCGTCACGGTCACAGCAGAGCCGCCCGTCTTGGCCACGACGCCGAGTGACGAGCCGAGCAGCTCCGCGAGACGCGTCGAGGCGAAGTTCGTCCCTTGGGCGCTCTCACCCTTGAACACGAGGTCGAAGTCACCGAGCTCACGAATGGCAGGCTCGCCGCTCGACAGGTAGGGCGCCTCGGGCTCGGGCACCTGACCCGCGCCGCTCGTCGAGACGGCCGGCTCAGAGTAGAGCGGGATGGTCGCCGTGGTGGCCTCGTTGCTCGAGGACGCCCGCGTGGGCTTCACGGCGTTGAAGGTCAGCGCCGACGTGTCGACCAGCGCGTGGTCCGCTGCGTCGGGGCTGCCATAGGTGGACTCAACCGCGATTGCGACCGACTGGCCGCCGAGACGTCCTGCGCTCATACGCTCACCCTCACTGTGGCTCGGACGCGCAGCACGCGCCCCGTGACTCTGTCCGTGTCGCCGATATCCTCAACCTGAGTGTCGGGGAATACTGCGACGTCATTGGCTTGGGATGCCCATACCGACTGCGGCCGGATGGTGCTGATGATGTTGACGGCGTCCTCGACCGCTGCCCGGTATGCCGAGCCCGCGAAGTCGGCTTCACGGTAGAGCACCGTGATGAGCACCGAGTAAGACGCCTCGTCGATGGGGTCACCGCTCACGAGGCCGGTGTCGATGGGCGCGCCCTCTTGGATGTAGAGCGCGCGGCTCGGAACTCGGTCGGACTCCTGCAGCAGTTCACCCTCGCTGGCGAAGTCGACCAGCGAGAACGCGAGCCCAGGCGCAGTCGTGGGCACGATGCCGAGGATGGCGCCGTTGAGCGCGTCGAGTAGTCCGTAGAGGCTCACTGCTTACCTGCCACTGCGCGATTGATGCAGGCGCTGATAATCTCGGGCAGCGCTGCGACGAGGTCCGCATTGTTGCGAGGGCTGATGCCCCACCAGTTGCGCTTGAGATGCGTCGCGCCAGCGTAGGCCACGGCCGCGCCTCGAGGTGTGATGGTCACGCCCGTCTTGCTGATGGCCTGCACGCCGATGCTGCGCGAGAGTTGCCCCGAGAGGATGAGGTCGACCTCGACGCTGCGGTCGTTCAGCCCCTTGCGGCTCTCGGCCTTGTACTGCTTGTAACCGTCCTCATAGAAGCGGCCCACGACGCGCCCCTTGTTCGGGCCTCGCTTGCCCTTCCAAGGCGTGCCGCCCTTGGGCTTCAAGCGCCGCGCAGTCTCGCTGTTGCGATAGATGACGATCGGCTTGGTGCTGTACGCCTTCATGCCGTTGTCATCGACGTTGAGCCCCTCGAAGAACGTGCGCTGCACGAGCGACGTGCGCAGAACCTCGGCCACGTCACGCATGGCCTTGAGGTCCCACACGAATGAGGGCCACGTCGCGCCGAAGTCGTGGGTGGCCTCAATGCTCATCGCTGGTCCGTCACCCGCGCCAGCTCGATGGTCGCCGGGGGCTCTGGGTCCGTGGGGAAACCGATGATGGCCGTGTTGGTCAACGTCGAGCCGACCTGCCGCGCCAACTGCTGCGACGACGCCGCGTCGATCTCCTCGGGCTCGACCTCGCCGTTGAGGTTGAGGTCCTGCCAGTCGATGAGGCTGAGCACGTTGTCGAGCTCGGCCGCAGCGCGCTCGCGGTAGTACGTGGCAAGCGCCGTGCGGTCTTGGCCGCCCATGCTCGTGCCATCGAGAATGACCGCCGCCGCGAGGTAGGCATGCGCCCGCGCGAACTGCCTACCGGGTAGCACGTCCTCGTGGCGAGGCGAGATGCGCCGCTTGATGTGGCCGATGAGTTCGTCGAGCGCCGCGTCGCGCTGGAGCTTCCAGCTACCTTGACCAGCGGGCCGCGCTCGCAGGTCAGGCACGTAGCCGAGCAGCTCCGCGTCAGACAGCCGCGTGGCGAACTCCATCGCTACGACGTGCAGGACGTCCCTGTCTCTATCGTAGGCCAACGGTTCAGCGTTGAACGCGTCGACTGTCTCGTAATCGATGGTCCATCGGATGTTGCGCACAGGCGTGGCGCCGATGTGCGCGCTCGGGATGCCCGCCTGACGCTGCAGCCAGTGCAGATTCGCCGGGTTGACCGAGAACGCGACCGGATGCGGCACCGGCTCGGCAAGCTCAAGCGTGCCCTCGATGCCATCGTCCGTGACCACGCGCACGACGCGCAGCGAGGCACCGACGAGGCCGATGGACTGCAGCACGACGGCAGCGGGTTGGTCGCCGCTGATGGCCGTGGTGGGCGAGCCCGACAGACCCCACGTCACGGTCAGCGTGCGGCGGTCCGTGCTGATGGCTGTGACCTGGTCGACCTGCCGCGACTGCAACAATGAGTAGGTCTGCACACCCGCTGGCCAATCGATGGTCAGCGTGGGGTTAGCGACGAGCACGCCGTCTGGATTAGTCCAGCGCCACACATGGTCGAGGCCGGTCAAGAGCTTGCGTGCGGTCATGGCGCAGAGCCTACCACACTGAGGCCCCTACGTCACCCGGTCGCGGCGTTGTTGGCCGTGCGCACGGTCGATGCGTCGGCTTCCTTGTAGCCCCACCGCTTGGCCGTCGCCAAGGGGACAGCGAGCCACGAGTGTCGGCAGTTGTACCCGCCGCCACTCTCCAAGGGATGAGGCAGGCCGGTCTGTCCGTTGTCGAGCCCGCGCACCAACTCAGGCGAGAACCAGAAGCCCACGCACGCCTCGCAGAAGGGACGCGTGAGGCCGTCGTCGGGGCCGCCATACGCGAAGCCAACCGGCACGCCGGACTCGTCCGCGTACGCGTTGGAGATGGCGCGCGCGTACACCGCCGTCTGCGTCCGCGCCTCCGTCGCTGCCTGCCCGAGAGAGACCTGCAGCCGCTCGGCTAGACGCGTCGATAGCTCGGTGATGCTCTCCAGCCGATAGCCCTCGCGCATGAGCGGGACAAGGTCCGTGGCCGTCGTCAAGTTCGCCGCTCGGAACGCGTCGTTGGCGTCGCGCCTAGCTGCGTCGATGACCGCCGTCAATGCCTCGATGTCGACGACGTTGTCGGGGTCGAGACCGACCGAGCGGAGATAGTCAGGAGTCGCGCGCTCGATGTCGTCGAGCCCGTCGAGCCACTGGTCTTGAATCTCGCCGGTTTCCTCGGCAACCGCCGCCGCGACCTGGTCGAGCTGCACCGCGAGCAGGCCGGTGCGCCAATCGCCGCCGCCCGCCTCGGTAGCCAGTTCAAGCAGCCGGTCGCGCAGCGTGTCACGCAGGCCGACGAGCTCCGCGCCGATACGGTCACCGAGTCGCGTCAGGTCCGCATCTCGACGACGCAGAGCCGCACGGATGTCGGCTGGAATCGCCACTTAGCCCTTGCGCTTACGCGAGACAAGGACCTTGGGCGCAGATGTGGGGACGGCTGGCGCTTCATCAACAGGCGCCGCATCGTCCATGAGGGCCGCGATGACCGCCTCGACCTCGGGGGGCGAGCGGTAATCGAGCAGCACCGCATCCGAGCCCAGCAGCGACGACGCAGCGAGCCACTGCTCGCGGGTCATGTCCACCTCAGCGGGGGCATTGTAGTGCCCCATCTTGGGCAGCGGTCGCAGGAGTCGGACGCGTGCGCTCATCAGGCCACGACCGCCGTGACGAGGTAGCCGAGGTTGGCGTCGAGGACGACCTCGTCGCTGTAGACCTCGCCGGCCACGATGGAGCCGACCGCCTGCGGGGGCGCCGTCAGGTACTCGCGGACCGAGATGGGCAGCGCGAGGCCGTCCATGCTCAGACCCTGACCCGAGAGGCCGTCCTCGACGAGCAGCAGGGCCGCGACCGCGCGCGCCATGATGTCGCCCGAGGCGTTCGCGATGGTGTCCGCGTTCTCGAGGCAGCCCATCCACAGGGACTTGCCCCAGAGGTAGGAGCTGCTGAAGGTCGTGGCGTCGGCCGAGGACTGACGACGAGCGCCGCCGATGAGCAGCTTGAGGCCGAGCTCACCCGCGACCAGCTCCTTGAGGTACGCGTCGGTCGCGACCTGCCGCGTGGCCGCAGCCGCGCCGCTGGTGACGATGCGGACGCCCGAGGCAGCCATGCTGCGCTGGAAGGCGTCAGCGACCTCACGGCCCATGATGAGCGTGTCGGGGTCGCGACCGTAGGCCGTGGCGCGCACGATGCTCTTGAGGATGGCGAGGTCTTGCATGGGGGTCGCCGTGACGATGGTGTCCCACTGCGAGCCCGCACCGGGGACCGCAGCGAGGGCCGCGTCGGGCCAGTTCGCCGTCGAGAAGAACAGCGAGCTGGTGCGCGCCTCCATGTCGAGGGCGAGCTTGCGACCGATGGCGCCCGCCTCACGCTCCGTCAGGCTCGTGGGGAACTGCGAGCGGTCGCTCAGCTTCTGGGGGATGACGTCCGAGGCCAGCTTGTATTCCTCACAGCTGTACAGGACGGTCGTCGGAGCGCCGAGCGCGCGCCGCGGGTAGTCAGCGCCGAGAGCCGTCGCGACGACCTGGGGCGAGCCCATGTAGCCGCTGGAGTTCTCGACGAAGATGGTGCCCTTGCTGGCCGTGGGGACGACCGGCTGGATGGGGAGGAAGGGGAAGACCAGCCCCTGCAGGGACTGCGCGGCGCCGATGGCCGCACCCGAGAGGATCGGGGAGACCGGGGCGAGTTGGTTCTGATTGGCTGCGCTCATGGTTCAGTCCTCAGGGAAAGATGGAGTGCTGGAGGTTGATTTCGCAGACGACACCATCAGCCGTCGCGCCCGTGCTGGTCGCGCCGCTGAGGATGACGCCGAGGATGCGGTCGCCCGAGGCAGCCGCAACGAGCTTGCCCGCCGCGTCGGCCGTGACGAACTTGCCGGGGTCGATGACGCCGCTCGCGATGGCGAACGGGCAGTTGCCCAGGACCTGCACGTCGACGATGTCACCCGCGACGCCGCTCGTGAGAGCGATGCCGACGAGGTACACGCCGCCGCTGGTGGCCACAGCCGCAGCCGCGATGCCACCGCTGAGGCCATCGGCCTTGACGACCTGACCGCGCGTCACGGTGCCCGTGAGGCGGTACGACTTGATGCTCCCGAGACCATTCACGCTGGCCATGTCACACTCCTCGACCCGCGCGGACTCGCGCGAGCATGTCATTCGCGCGCCGGACCTCGGCAACGCGGGGGTCTTCATTCACAGCATCGGCAGCAGCGCCACCGTGCCCAACAGGGGCCGCGACAGCGACGATGGGCGACAGGTCAGCGAGCATGCCCGCAACCTCGTCGATGCCCATGCGCATCGCCCGCTCCACCCACTCGCCGCGCTTGGCCTGCGGGATGCGCCCGCCGACCACGTGCGTCTCGACCATCGCCACCGCATCGCGCCGCAGGAGCTCGTCCTGCGCCTTGTGGGCAGCGTCTTGAATGGCCTGCAGCTGCTCACGCGCAGCCTGCAGCTCAGCCTGCAGACGCTCGACCTCGCCGAGCGCCGTTGTGTCGACGGCCTGCGCCGTCGTGTTCTCGTCGCCCATCGGGGCCTCCCTGTCGCCGTCCGAGATAGACGCGGCAGCCGTGACGGACCGGACACGCCGCTGGTAGTCGAGGGGCATCGAACCCCCAAGGAACATCCAATCGTCTGCATTGGTCGCGATGCGGTCAGCGAGACCACGCGCCACAGCCTCGTCGGCCGCGTAGACCGAGCCATCACCGAGGGACTCGACAGCCACGCCACGGTCGGCCGCAATCTCACCGAGCATGATGCCCGCGAGCTGGTCGACACGACGCTGCAGGGCTGCGATGTAGTCGCTGTCGCTGGTCGACGCACGCTTGCGGGGCGTCTGACTCGACACGACCTCAACCGTGCTGCCTTCGTCGCCATCGCGAGCGAGCGTGACGACCACGCCCACCGAGCCCGCTTGGGCGAGAGGCGAGAGGACGATCTCATCAGCCGCAGCAGCGAGCCAGAGTGCAGCGCTGGCAGCCATGCCCGAGACGTACGCGAGGACGTAGACGCCCTGCTCCTGCGCCCGAGCGATAGCGCGCCTGGTCTCGCGCACGCCCGCCACGTAGCCGCCCGGGCTGTCGACGTGCATCACCACGACCTTCTCGCCCTGCAGCTGCGCGCGCTTCAAGTCGAGCCGCATGCTGTAGTAGTCGATAGGGTAGAGCGGGCCGTCCACGTGCATGGTGCCGAGCGCGCCTTCGATGTACCGCTTGCCCTTGGCCTGCGCCATTGACGCGAGGTGTGAGGGCTCGACAGCCAGCGCCGAAACGCCGGGGCTAGGCACGCTGCCTTCCTCCTGCGCACGTCGGACGAGATACAGCTGCTGCATCTCCTCGACCCACTCCGACCCAGCGTCGCCGCCCCAGAGGAGCCACGCGACATAGCCGGGAGACTCTGCCCCCTCGACGTCGTCGACGCCTTCCTCCCAATCGGCCTCGTGACGAGCGAACCACGCGGGCGCCTCACTGGTCACCCACTGCTCACTCTGAGGCTCGCCGTTCGCGATGCCGTTGGCGCGCCGGATGGTCTCGGGCTTGATGCCGTCGCCCGACTTGCCCGCCTCGTGCAGAGCCACGCCCTTGAGCGCCTCGCGCTGCACGGCCTCTGGGGGCGTGAGTTCCTCAGTCGACAGCAACGGCATCAGATGCCTCCGGGGAGCGTAGAAGGTGTAGTCGTCGGCCGCACGGTGCGCCCAAGACGCTCACGCTCGGACCGGACCTCGGCTGCCCGCGTAGGCGCAGGCAGTTCGAGCGCGGACCGAATCGCCCGCTCGTCCTCGGCCGTGGGAGTCAGGACGCCAGCGGAGAGGAGCGACACGACGTCGCCGACCTTCTCCACCCAGAGCGAAGACCTGATGCCCGAGTACGTCAGGCGCGGCAGCTGGTCGAGCGGCATCGGGCCGATGTTCGCATTGACGATGGCGCGCACGTAGGAGCTAAGCCCCTCGGCCAGCCATTGACACAAGTCGCCCGCCATCTGCGCTGCGAGCTCCGCGTGAACCTGCGCTGTAGCGTAGGCGCCAGACGAGCCGCTGGAGCCCATCGCGAGGAACTGCACATAGAACGCCTGCAGAATCTCGCGCTCGATGTCGCTGACCACCGAGTTGATGGGGTACGCGCCACCGCTCGCCGACGTCGATTCAAAGGAGAGCGACGCCCACGATGGCAGCACGAGCGCCGACTCCTCGTGCGAGGTGTACCGACGCAGGACGCGGAGCAGCTCGTCGCGCGCAGCCTCGTACTCTTGCTGCGAGGGAGCCGTGCCACGCTGACGCGCCAATGCGTCCTCGTCGATGGTGACGGTAGGAACCGGCACCGCGTACCTCTGAACGAGCACGTTGCGCAGGTTGGTCGCGCGTCGGTAGTCGCTCGCGAGGGGCTCGACCTGACGCAGCAGGCCCACGCCCTCGACACCCTCGGAGAGCGAGGGCCAGACGAGATGCACAAGCCGCTCGTAGGGGATGCGGACCGAGCCAACGCTGGACAGGCCGTAAGGCTCGCGCTGCCACTGGTCGACAGCGACGATGCGCCGTCCCTCGTAGACCCACTGTCGCACGCTCGACTGGTCGCGCGGCTCAAGGTCGATGTACGTGGTGCCCTCGTAGGGGTAGGCCACCATCTCCGCGAGGGCAAAACCGTAGAGCGCGCCGGTCAGGAGCTGACGCATGCGCGTCTCCCACGACGGCAGGCTCAGCACTCGACCGTCCCACTCGATGACCGGGGAGGCGTACCCACCGAGACCGAGCGTGCGCCGCACGACCTCAGCCGCAGCCTCAGACGCAGGCGAGTCGGGCGCAGCTGCGACATCCCACGTGGCCTGCGTCGCCAGCCCGAGCAGCGCTTGAGCGCCGACTGCGCAGGGAGCGCAGCGCATCGCCACACGATACGCAGCGATGCGCGGGGCGAGTTGGACGAGGCGTAGGTTGGTCTCGCCGTCATTGACCGGCAGGCTTTGCACGCCCACGCCACGACCGTCGACGGCCTCGGGCGCGCTGTACTTGCTGACCTGTACGGAGAGTGCCATGAGCGGCACCCTAGCACAGCGCGTTAGAAAACGCACGCCCCCGCCAAGACACGCACGGTCAGTGCTCAAGGCGCCCAGCGGGACCGTCTACCGATGGTCTGGCCGGGACTCCGCGAGCCTTGGCTTGGCGGGGGAGACTCTCAGATGATGCTGAACAGGCCGCCGTGGCAGGCGATGATGACGATCTTGAGCATGATGGCAGTCACAGGGAACCTCCGCAGCTGTGGGCGATGACCTTGAAGACGATGATGAGCGACGTGAACGAGACCATGGGACCCTCCTAGATTGGCCGGGGGCTAGGCCAGAGTCAGCACGCGCACCGTGAGCCCATCCCACGACACGCGGTCGACTCGCCGGACTCGGGCCGCCCCCGAGGTCAAGCTACCACGTTGCCCGAGCGCGTCAAGCTCAGCGCACGTCCATCGGGTCATGCTCGACGCGTCGACGCTCAGGAACTGCAGGAGTTGCCTCGCGCCGCGTCGGGTCGGGCAGATACCACAGCACCTCGCGCACGGCATACCGCAGCGTGTCGGCGTGGTGGTCGTGCGTCCCGTCCTTGGCAGGTCGACCAGGTGCGCGGTCGTCCCAGCGATAGCCGGTCATGGCCTTGGCGAGTGTGCGTTTGCTGGCAGGCGCTCGGATGCCAGCGTCAAAGAGCGCACGGTCGACCGTCAGAGCGCCGCGCTCGAGCGCCAAGTTCACCCGCGTACAACCGCTGACGATGTCCCGCCGTTCGGGGTCGCGCTCGATTCGGGGCATGATGCCCAGCCCCTTGGGAGGCGACAGCGCCACGAGGTCGAGGTCGGCGACGCCGGTCTGCGCCGAGCGCGCGCTGCCTGCAGGGTCGGCCACGACGGCATCGAGCGGGATGCGCTGGCTGCCCTGCTGCCACAGTCGCCGAGGCGTGCACTCGATGGAGAGGCGCGCGAGGAAGTCGGGCAGCGTCTCGTCGTCGGGCGCCCACTCTCGGGTCACATGCCACCGACCGCGCGTGAGCTCGACGAGGAGCAGCGCGCACGGATGACGCAGGCCGAAGTCCATCGCAAGCATGGTCCGCATGTAGCTGTAGTCGACCAGCTCCTGCGTCACGCACTTCTCGGGCGCCCACGCGTGAAAGACCGACCCAACCGGGGGCAACGGCCTGTTCTCGACCAGCGCAGCGAAGTCACGGTCGCTCAGCGTCTCACGCATGCGCTCAAGCCATCCTGCCCCGAGGTGCTGCGCGTTCTCGCTGCTCTGCGGTAGGTAAGCCTCGCCGCCTATCTCCCGCGTTCGTTCTACCCACCACGCAGGCTCGACCGGGATGCCACAGGTCACGACGACGGGCCGCTGCATCTGTCCGCGCTGGTCGGCCACAGGTACACGAGCACGCGACCGCGCCACGTCGAGCACGTCGGGCCGCAGTACCTGGCACTCGTCCACGAGGACGGCATGCGCGTTGAGACCCTCGATAGGTGATGAGCCGGGGCCAGAGTTCGCCGGGGTGTCGAGGTGAGCCAAGAGCAGCCGCGACCCTGAGGCCCATACGAACGCCTGCTCTGACGCCGCATAGGTTACCGACGAGCCCGCGAGCAGGCCGTGCAGATGCGGTAGATGCACGTCACGGAGACGTCTGAACGTGTCCATGCCGACGACCACCAGCGCCCCGGGCCGAGTCTCGCAAAGAAGGATGGCGAGAGCACAGAGCGCGAGTGACTTGCCGCTGCCCAAGCCACCACGGACCGCCGCTGCGTCTGATGGCCATTCACCCGACAAGCCAGCTCGGAGGAACTCGGCCTGCCACGGCAGCGGGTCAAGCTCGCTGATGCGAGGCATGGTGCACGCAGAGATGCAGGGCGCTGTTGCCCGGCACCGTCTCGACCGAGTGCGCGCTGCAGACCTCTAGCCCGCAGCGGCCCTGCGCGTCGTCGTGGTCGCAGACGTACCGCGCGTGCTCGTGGCAGTCTGGCAGCTCGCAGGCTCGGCCTGGATGCCAGCCGAAGCGCGTCTCACCGAGGCCGCCTTGCCATGAGAGCAGCACGCTCACGCGTTGCCGACCTTCTCAGGCTTGGCGCTGACGAGCTTCTGCAACAGAGGCGCAACCTCGGCGCCCTGGTGAACGTGCGTCGTGACCTGCACCTCGGGACGCTGGGGGAAGTGCTCGGGGTCGTAGCGCTCGAGGAGCCATGCCGAGGCACGCCAGTCATCAGCGCCTGCCGTGGCGATGTTTTGGACCAGCGCTGCCCTAGATCGTACGCGCGCGCGTGCCCAACGGTCCGCGAACTTCGCGAACTGCCCACCCTGCGACGCCTTGTTCTGCCAGCTCAGGACCGTGCCCTCACTGACTCCGCACTCGATGCAGGCGTACTTGCCGACGCCCAACCGCTCCAGCGCATCGCAGAGCTTCTCGATGATTTCATCCGTGCAGGTCGTCGGACGCCCGCCGGGGTTCTTGCCCTCGGCCTTCTTGCCCCTTGGCATTACGCCACTCCTAACAGCGCCTCGCGAGCCGTAGCCCGTAGCCGCTGCATCGTCGCCTGTCGCATCGCTGCCCCCATCTCGGGGACGACAGGTGCTCCGTACACCTGCCCGCTTACTTGCCACCGACCCAGCATGACAGCAGCGACGCCTCGCCGTCTAGCCGCCATGAGCACGTGGTCATGGTGCATCTGCTCGGGGCCGCTCTCATGCTCGCCGTCGCCGATGTCCTCGGCCACGAACACAAGGTCGGGCGGGGGCATGTCGTCGAGCTGCCGCAGCGCGTCGATGACGCGAGAGTGGACCGTGGTTGTCACAGGGCCAAGGAGCGCCGCCGCCTGCCTCAGTAGGTCACGACAGGCGTGCGTCTCCGCGTAGATGAGGATGTGCATCAGGCGTCTCCGTCTTGCACCGGCTGCCCGGACAGCCGCGAAATCTCGACCCGCTGGAGGATATCACGCTTCTGCCCGACCATCCGCTCCGTGAGAGTCTTCGCGCTTACCTTGGACTCGTCGAGGCTCTGCACCCGCGTCTGCAGGGTCGTCACGTCAGCCTGCAGCCGGTCGACGTGGGCGCGGGTTTGCGCTGCGTGGGCTGCGACGCGCCACAGCACGCCGCCCATGGTGACGCCGAGGCCGGTGAGGGCGATGGCCGTGGTGACCTCCATGTCACTTCCCCTTACCCAGCACGCGCTCAGTCTCGCGCATCTTGGCCGCGTCGATGGCCTCTTGCTTGCGCGCCCTCTCCGACTCGTCGTCAGACGCGACAAGCCACGCCTGCGCCGCAGCAGCGAGCGCCACCGAGAACACCACCGCCCCCGCTCGGGCAGAGAGCGCCTGGCACTCGTCCTCGGTCGAGTCGGGACACTGAGCCGCGACCGTGGCCGCGCCGGTGCCAAGCGTCACGAGGCCGATGGCGATTGCCCGCTCGACAGGCGAGGGCCTGACGCGTGGCTGCCCCCCGCAGCCGACGAGGAGTGCGACTGCGAGGATGGCCGCCTTCATGCTGCAGGCGTGGTCGGCGGGGTCGTGGGTGGGTGCTGGTCACGGTCAGCCATCGACCGACCGGCCAGCACGCCGATGATGCCCGCAATCTGGGCGATGGCGCCGTCCGTCGAGCCTTCGCCGTGCATCGCCAAGATGGTGATGGCGACGATGCCGACCACGCCCGCGATGAGCGTGCGATAGCCTCGCATGCTTACCGCCTTCACGGGGCCGACTCAGGCGCAGCGAGCTTGGGCACCTCGGCATCTGGGGCCGCACCCGTCGCAGGAGCCGACGCAGGAACCGACGCAGGCGCGAGCGCAAGGACGCGCTCGCAGCTCGTCGTCACCCGAGCGCCAGCCACGAGCACCGTGGCCGAGATGCCAACGAGCGGCAGGCCGTGCGCCTCGGGCAGCTCGACCGAGATGGAGCCGACCGGGGTGACGCACTCCCACGGACGCATGCCCGAGCTCGACGACGGGACCGACGAGGGAGCCGGGACGGGAGGCAGATGCGCGCCAGAGCACGCACCGCAGAGGAGAGCCGCGAAGGAGAGACGAGAGGTCATGGTGCTGCGTCCGGCAGAGTGACGTCGAGCGTCGGATGGACCTCGACAGAGGTGATGTTGCTGTCGCGCCAGAAGTAGCGCGCGCGCGCGTCCACGTCCTCGATGGACCACCCAGCAAAGAGCCGGATGTACTGCGCGCCGTCGATGATGGCGATGACGAGGTAGAGCATCAGGGCCTCCCGAAGTAGGTCGTGCGGAACGTGTAGTCAGGCGGGGCATCGTTCACCGAGCCGAACTTGACCCACCACCCGCGAATCTGCGTCGTGCGCGTCGCGCTGGTCGACGTGCCGAGACGGACGCTGCCAGACAGCGACGTGTCAGCCGTCAGGCTCGCGTAGCTGTACGCGTACAGCATGCGCGGACCGCTCCAGAAGTAGACCCGCGTGCCGCTGCGTCGGATGGTCCAGATGCACCAGTCGTTGACCGCGTGCGGCATCAGCAGCTCCATCAGCCCCGCCTCAAGGACGAGGCCAGACGTCGACGGATAGAGGCTGATGCGCTTGGTGCCATCACGGATGACGAACGCGCTCTCGTTGGCCGTGCCGACCTGCGACGCGCGCATCTCGACGCGAGCCTCCCAGACTGTGTTCGCGGCGAACCCGGCGTAGGTCGCGGTCAGTCGGGCCGGGTTCGTCGTGCTCGCGAGTTGGATGGCCGTGCCGCTGCCGACCACCGGGTAGGTGATGACGGGCGACGTCTCAGCCGTCCAGCCAGTGGGCACCGCCCCGCTCGGGTCGGAGAATGAGTCATCCCAAGAGTCGGCCGCGTAGCCTGAGCCCGAGCCGCTCACCGTCGTCCACGTGGGAGCGCCGCCGCCCGAGCTCGTCAGCACCTGCCCGTTGGTCCCGCTCGAGGCGGTCGACAGAATCTCGCGACCCGCCGTGGTGATGTCCGCGACTGCCGCTGTGTCGACGCCCGTGAAGTACGCCAGCTTGTTCGCCGCAGTGGTCACGCCCGCGAGGGCCGTCAACGTGGCGTCAGCAGCTTGGAATGCCGTCGCGGCCGAGGTCGCCGCAGTGCCGAGGCCCAGCGTCGTGCGAGCCGTCGCCGCGTCGGCATCGTCGAGGAGCGTCCGCGCGAAGGCAGTCAGAGTCGCGACCGCCGCGACATCGACGCCCGTGAAGTACGGGAGACGGTCCGCCGCAGTCGTGAGACCCGCGAGCGCACTGAGCGTCGCATCAGCCGGCTGAAACGACGTCGAAGCCGAGGTCGCCGCAGTGCCAAGCCCCAGCGTGGTCCGCGCCGTCGCCGCGTCCGCGTCGTCGAGCAAGGTGCGAGCGAACGAGGTGAGCGTCGTCATGGCTGCAGTCGCTGTATTAGACGCGGTCAGCCCGCTTGTGTAATAAGCGATTCGGTCGGCCGCTGGGGTCAGGCCGCTGATGGCCGTGACCGGTGCACCGCTGATTGCGTTTCCATCTCTGTAGACCGTCGCGCCCGTCGTCGTCTGAAATCGGCCATTGAGCAGCGCCGCGTTCGTCGAGACGGCAAGGGTCGGGGCAGTGGCCAGGCCCGCGCTGTCGGAGATGAGGACCTTGAGGTAGTTCTGCGTGTTGTTCGTGTAGGTCGCGCCCGCGTTGAACAGGCATCGGTCGATGAGAATCGTGCCGGTGAAGCCCGCATCGATGCTGACGTTGCCGAGCGTCGAGCCGACGATGTAGATCGTCGCGGATATGGCTCCGATGGAGAGCCCGCCCTCAAGCTGGCAGCGCTCGATGCGATGCACGCCCGCGCCCGTCGTCGAGATGGTCGTCAGGCCCTCGACCTGGAGATTGACCAGGCGAACGCGCACGGCGTTGTTGCCGATGGTGAGCGCTCGACCCGACGAGAGCGACGCCACCGTGCCGCCGAAGTCGCCCGCTTGGGGTCCGATGATGGCGATGTTGTTGCGGCCGGTCGGGATGGTGACTGTGGCGCCCGCGTAAGAGCCGGGGCCGACGATGACCTGACAGGCCGGACCGACCGGGGTCGCGTCGATAGCCGTCTGGATGTCCCGCGTCGGGGAGGCCGGGACCGTGCTCGCATGCGCGAAGTCGCTGAAGGTCTGCGACGGCAGCTCCTCGTATCGGTCCGTGAGACCGACGACCGTGCCAGCGCCGCCGCTTGGAGTCTCCCAAGTCGGAGCGACGCCAGCGCCGCCCGAGGTGAGGACCTGACCGGCCGCGCCTGCGTCGCCGTTGACGCGCAGCTCCTCGAGCACGAGAGCGAGTGCTTGAGGCACGTCACCACTGTCCGCGCTAGTCAGCGTGGCGAGCCCAGCAGGGACCGTGAGCGCCAGCCGATTGGTCGTACCGTTGTCGGTGACGCCGACTTGACCGGCATTGACGTTGCCGCTCTGCGAGCCATTCCCAGCGGAGATGCTCGATGGGTTGAGCACAACCACGTCGCTCGGGTTGAGCGGGTCCACGATGGACAGCTCGGTCGACACCGGATTGACCGCGAGAAACTGGCCGTCGAGGTTGGTCACGGTCAGGCAGTCGGAAGCATCGCCGATGATGGCGAGTGTGCCGGCCCCGACGTTATAGGTCAGGTTCGCCGACCCCCCGATGGAGTCGACGCCCGTGCCGAACGCAATCTCGTCGGCAGCGATGGTGCCCGCGATGCCACCCGACGCCGCAGCAGGCGCCCACTCGGAGCCCGACCACGTCAGCACCTCACCCGAGGACGGAGCCGTCGAGGCCACGTCAGACAGGTCCGCGAGCGCCGCAGCGTGGACATGGTCGCCGCGCGCGTAGTCGTCGGACGAGCCCGCGTTGGCCGTGCCGATGTTGGCAGGCGTGCTCGCGTAGGGCGTCTGCGGGTCGCCCGGAGGCCCAGGCGGGCCGGGGTCACCCTGCGGCCCAGGAGGCCCCTCGGGACCAACCGGCCCCTGCGGACCCTCGGGACCAGCCGGACCAGCCGGACCAGCCGGACCCGGCTGACCGGGGAAAGTCGTTGTGGTACCAGCCATCACGGCACCTTGCGGAAGTGAGCGCAGACCTCGACGTCGCTCGCGCCAACGGCCGAGCCCTTGAGCGAGAGCGTGGTGATGCTGCTCTGCGCCGTCCCGCTCAGGACGCCACGGACCTCGATGCTCTTGGCCGTGCCAGCGTCGAGCCGGGGCGCGTTCGTCGTCGCTGCGGGGCAGCTCGTCGCCGGTCCGAGGCAGATGAACGAGGCGTTGCCGCCCCACGCATCACGCGAGACCAGCGAGAGCGACGAGAGGAACAAGCCCGCCGTCAGCGCCGCGCCGGTCGAGGTGTCCTTCATGTCCGCGCTCGCAATCTGCGTCCACGCCGCCGAGGTCGGAGCGACCACCGCGCAGCCGTACACGTTGCCATAGATGCCGTTGGCGTCCTGCGCCGAGCCCGTCACCGGAACCGCGCCGACCATCGCCACAGCCGCGACCACTGCTGCCACCTTACGCATTGTCATCGCTCCCGACCTCCATGCTGATACGAATGACCGTCGCGCAGTCCACCACGGCCGCGCGGAATCTCTGCCAAGTTGCATCATCGACGCCCGAGCCCTTCCAGCTCGCCAAGCGCCCGCGATTGTCGACGTGGACGAAGCTCGGGTAGATGCCGACCCCGCCCACCGGAATATCGCGCTGGCCCATCAGCCGCAGCGCCACAAGGGCCACGTCGATGGGCAGCATGCCGCCGACCTGCACATCGGCCGCAGCGTCTGGGCTGCCGTCAGGCTTGCCTCGCTCCTTGACCGAGGGTCGGAGCTCGGGGGGCATGTGCCGCGAGTTCGCCGCCGTCTTGGACTCCTTGCGCTCACCCGAGACGATGCGGACCGAGCGCCCGAGCGCCTCGCGCAGTGGCTCCAGCGTGCGCTGGCACAGCTCAAGGTAGCGGGCTCGGGACGTGGGAGTCTGCCAGACGTGGCCGTTGCGCCAGTCCAAGAACTCGACGTCGGAGAAATGCGGGGATAGGCGGTCGCTCATGCGCGACACCCTACCACATCAGGCCCACTCCTGCATGGTCTAGGAGGGATGGAGGCGACGGCAGACGGTGACGAGGGGCAAGGAGACAACCGAAGCGCCACGCAGGAGCCTAGACCATGGGGGAGATGTCCCGCCCCCATCCCACCTAGACAATACTCACGCTTCCCGTTCAGCCGCGTACGGAGTGCAGACGCCGAGGAGCGTGAGATGGGTACAGTATCACCGAACGGAGCGCCGCGCCACATCCTGCCGATGCTCTCGCATGTCGGCGTGCCGGCCTGCCCGGTCTGCTGCGATGCGGTTGGCATCGGGTCCGTGCACCGTGCGCCCAAGATGGTCGTCGATGGTTGAGGCGGGAGGTCGACCCGCGCCGCCTCGGCGCTGCCACTTGTCGCGCGCTGCTCGCTCCTTGCAGAGCCGCAGGAAGCGCTCGACATAGACCATCTCGGACGCTGCTCGCTCCGACTCGCGCTGCCTGCGCCGCGCATTGACCACGGCCTGCCCATAGGTAAACTCGGCCTGCAGCAGCGTCGGGCTAATCCTCTCGCTGGCCATGATGAGATGCACGATGACCTTCCCGGCCGCGTACCTGCCGGTCACGTCGATGCCGAGTTTGGGCGCCGCCTCGAGGCAGCGAGCATGCAGCAAGGCGGGCGCCTGGTAGTTATACGCGCGCGCGCGGTCGTCGGAATCAGTAGGAGGTCGACCACTGCGCAGAGGCGAGTCAGGCGGGCGCTCGCCTGTCCTCGTGTCGCATCTGATGCCGAGGCGCTCCAGTCCGTCGATGAGCTGCACAGCCAAGATGGAAGCAAGCGATACCGCTGCGCCGCTGTGCGCGCTTATCTCTTGGCGCCACTGTAGGAGCCTCTGCAGCGCCGCGCCCGAGATGTGGACGTGTCGACTCTGGCCGCCCTCCTCTGCTCGCCTGGCACGCTCCAAGCCTAGCAACTCAAGGATGGCACCGCTGCGCAGGTCGATGTTCTCGCGCTGCTGGTACTCGCCCACGTAGCGCATCAGATACGTCGACATGGCCAACCGGGGCTGAGTCCCGCGCGCGTTTATCTCGACGAGCTCGCGAGTCCATAGCGTCGTGGCGCGCGCCGTGTATTTGCACGACAGCCCGATGCCGTGCTGATGCAGCGCGCTGACGATGCGAGTGGTGAGCAGGAACTTGAGCGCCGCGTATCGCTGCCTCTCCTCATCCCACGTCGCACACTGCCACTCGCGGATTGTCGGCAGATGCTGCTCAGGTAGGACGGTCAGGAAATCAGCCACTGTGACCCCCTCAAGAGCCGCGCCCGAGGCGCCAACTCCGTCTCTGTCACCGATGCCTTGCCCGCCTCACGCCAGAGGCGCAGGACGCCGAACTCAATGCACCACTGCGACCCGCGCCAATCGAGCAGCACGAGGGCGAGGCCGCCGAGCTGGTCGACCGCGTCGAGCGTCTCCCACTCGATACCCGCAGGCTTACCCGCAGTCGGGCCGCCGAGCGCCTCACTGAACCACCACCGCTCGGTCGTGCAGGTCTTCGCCTCGAGCGCGACCGCTCGACCGCCAGCGACGCAGCCGACGAAGTCGACCGACGCTCGGCTTGCCCAAGTCGCGGGGAAGGTCGTGCGCCCTCGGGCATCCATGCCAGTCGGACCCATGACCCGCGCCTCGGTAGGGACGCGGACCAGCCACGCCTTATTGGCCGCGCGGAGTTGGTCGTGGTAGGCGTCGATGACTTGCTCCCACTGTGAGCCGCGCCGCTGCGAGGAGCGACCCCTAGTCGCTGCCGTGGTCATGGTCGACCCCTCTCTGGCCACGTGGCCAGAATCCGCGCATGGTGCTCGGCCAGAGTCTGCAGCACCGACGCAGGCAGCACGCTGCCCGTCTGGTAGCTGTGGTCGACCGCCGCTAGGGCCTCGCGCAAGCCCGCCAGCTCCCGTTCGGCATCTAGAGCACGGGCGACTAGCTCAGAGCGGAGTGCATCCAGTCGGAATCTTTCACGTCGCTCAAAGTCGCACTCTGTTCTCAGGTTTTCAATCGCTTGCCGAAGCACTTGCGCGTCCGGCGTCTGAAGCCTATTGAGGATCTCATAGACGTCAGGTTTCGTCATGGCTCCTGCCCCAGCGCCCGCTTGGCCGCGTCTCTCGTCTCGCGCAGCGCCTCGACAGTGCGCCCGAGAGCGACGTGCAGCTCGTCGGCCTCAAACCACGCCTGCCCCTCCGCAAAGCTCCACGTGCGCCACATCACCGGACCGTCGCCGCCTCGAGGCAGATACTCGACCAGAGCGAGCCGGCCGAACCTCACCCGCACCGTGCCGATGTCCTGCACTCGGCCGCGCAGACCATGTCGCTCCAACGCCGCGCGCAGGTTGACCCGCGCCGCTGCCAAGTCAGCCTTGCTCAATGCTCACCCCCTGCGCTAGCTCGTCCTGCGCCCACCCGCACCCCTCGCAGGAGTGCCGCGTCAGCCACCACTGGTGGCGCTCGTCGAGGTCGGATGCCGTGACCCGCTGCGAGCGCTCGGCCGTCCTCGACCCGCACTCGGGGCAGGGATTACCGCCGCCCAACTTCACCTGTGGGTGCATCGTCAGGATTCGCTCCATGAACTCATCTCCATTTCAATCCGATGTTGCATTAGTGGAATCATGCTTAGCTGCCTCCTGGCAGCATCGAGCAGTGGGAGCGTCACGGCGAATCTTGAGACTGAGGAGCCGTCGAAAGAATCAACGCCCGCACGTGCGCATATCTCAATGCGTCTGGCCGTATTGACCCTGCCCACATGGCAGATGGCGCCCCGACCATGCGCAACGCTCGACCATGTAGCAGCCGTGTGCTCTTTCCACTGGCTGTCGCCGCCGACGAAGATGCCGACGCGCGAAGACAGAAGGTGCTCAATGTCGCGTGGATTGTGCCCATTCTGCACAGCCACGAGCACGCGTGGCACGTCTCGCAAGAGTCGTTCAATCCATGACGCGCTAAGTTCAAGGCTACGCTGACCGCCCATCACAATGTCGGGAGCAACTACCCAATCGGCATTTGCCCCGTGGCTCTGCACAGCTGATTCAAAGCGCTTTAGGTCAAGCATCGGCTCGCCAGCCATGAACGCCGTCCACGCGCCATTGTCGAGAGCGTAAGGGAACCCATGCGCGTTGAGCACGCCACGTGGCGAGAGCATCAACCGCCAACCTGCTGCGCGTAACACTGCGAGGTTCCGTCGCGTGCCAGTGCGGGCCGCATAGGCAATCACACCGTAGACCGCCAATCCTTGCCCGTCATCACCACCGGCCGCGTGCTCGTCTTGATGCGGCTCCACAGTCGGTCACCCAGGTGCATCTCAAGCCCTTCATCGGTGAGGTTGCTCGCGATGAGCACCGTACCACCCGACAGCGTGCGCCGCTCGAGCAGCTGGTCGAGCTGCGACTGCGCCCAGTCCGTGTCACGCTCTCGCCCGATGTCGTCGAGCGCCACGACTGCAGGCCGCTCGATGCGCGCCTTGAGCGCTGCCATGTCGCTGTCCCGCCCCATCGCCTGCCGCATGTCGTCGAGCCACAGCGCCCACGAGACGTAACGCGCCGAGATGCCGCGCTCGCAGAGGCCACGCACTGCGCAGAGCATGCGATGTGTCTTGCCCCGTCCAGTCGAGCCGAGGAAGCGCAGGCCCTTGCCCTCGGGCTGGTAGCTCTCCACCCACGCGCGCCCCTCGGGGCTCAAGTCGTCCATCGTCGTGTGGTTGTAGGTCCAAGGGATGCGCGCCAGCGTCAGGCGCCGCATGCGAGCCCCGATGCCCGCGCACTGGCAGCGCTCGCCCGTCCTCGTGTCGCTCTCGGTCCCGCAGCACACGGGGCAGGTGTACGACCGCCACGCGCAGAGGCCGTCGTCGGTCTTGTGGAGCTCGACGTCATGCCACGAGAGCGGGACCAGATGCGGACAAGGCACCGTGGGCGCGTCAGGGTCGAGGAACTTGCTCAGGTCGTTGGGGTCGATGGGCTTCATGCGTCCTCCGTGGGCCGCTTGAGCGCGCCCTCAATGTCGGCCGTGAGCAGGTGCTCGACCATCTTCTGCGCCGCCTCAAGCGCGTGCCCGTACAACTCGCCGACGAGGTCGTTGTACGCGTCGCCCGCATCGCCGCCACGACGCAGGCCCAGCTCGATGAGCGCGAACCGCGTCATCACCGACGCGAGGTCGAACGCGCTGAGCTCGACCTGGTCACGCCCCGGCAGGACTGCGCCGAGGATGCGCCACTTGTCCCGCGAGGCCACATTACACGTGCTGCGCGGAACGTCGCGGAGGTCGAGCCCGCGCAGGTCTTCGCGCCAGAGGTCGACCGACACGCGCCGCGTCGGCTCACCGTAGCGGTACTCCTGCAGGCCCTGCGTCAAGTCGGGCGCCGGGGGCTGCGGACCGTCCATGCCGCAGCGCCGCCACGCTGCGACCTCCTGCAGCCACGTCTCGTACTCGGGCGTCTTGCGGTAGCTGTAGGCCGCACGCGCAGCCTCGGCTGCGTCGCTGATGGCGTAGTTGTCGGCCGTGCCGATGCGCTTGTCGTCGCTCATGCTGTCTCCTGTGGTTGGTGCCGCTCCCCAGCGGCAAGGTCACTGTAGCGCGTCCGATTGCGGACGCAAGTAAAATCAGCGGGTAATCGGCCACCCCTGCCGCTTGCCCACTGCATGGATTGCGACAACTCGCTGTCCCGCGTCGAGGCGTCGCCCGGCCAGTGCGTCGAGGAGCAGGTCACGCGCCTTGACCCGCGCGTTGCGCTCGTCCTCGAGGCGCGGAGGCCGGGCCGTCAGTATGCTCCGCACGTCTGGGGCGCAGATGACGTTGAGCAGGGCTTGGATTGTCTCGTCGTTGATGGTGCTCAAAAGGTGTACCCCTGGTCAGGCACGTCCTTCCACGCGTCGTTCACACGCTTGGGGTCGTGGTCGTTGGGTTTTTCCGACTTTGACCGGCTCTGACCGGACTTTGTCGGTTTTGGCTCGTGCACGCCGTCGCGCAGAATCATGCGCAGCAGCGACAGGCTTGGACCTCCACCACCTGCCACTTCTGCCGAACGGTCGATGCACTTCATGACGTAGTCGGCTCCGCGCTCGGCAACCGCTGCGCTCAGGGCGTCGATGTCCAGAGCACCGACCACGAGGGGCGCCGCTCCTGTCTTGCTTCGGAGCGCGAGGCGCCAGCGCTCAGCGACTGCCCCGAGCTGGTCACCCGTCGTGGCCGCCGTGGCTGCCTCGCGCGCGGGCGCATGCGCGCGCGTGGTAGCTGCGTCAGCAGCTACTGTCCTGTCGTGTACTGTCGTGTCTTGTACTGTACTGTTGTAACGGTCCGCGTCGTCAGGCGTAACGGTCGACTCCGTTACGCGTAACGGTGGCGTAACGGTCGACTCCGTTACGGTGGCGTTACGGGCTGCGTTACGGTGGCGCTTCTGGCGGTCCGCGTTGGTCGGGTCGAGCTGCGTGCGCTTCCACTCCTCGACGTCGTAGCCGTCGCCGTCCGCGCGCTCGATGAGCAGGCCGACCCGGACGAAGTGCTCAATGGCGCGTGTCCACTCCTCGACCGTCGAGCCCCAGAGGTGGGCGAGTTGCGCTGGGCTAGCTGCCAAGGCTGGCAGATGCCCCGCGTTCTTCTTGGCTCGGATGAGGACTGCGGGCCAGTACAGGGCGAACCCTGTGCAGAGCAGACGCTCGTCGGTCGGCACGTCGCAGTCGACGCGTACCCAGCTCACTGCGCGTCTGCCGCTTCAAGGATGCGCTTGGCCGCATCGACCTGGGCCTGCGTCGGCTTCACGACCTTGGCCGCACGCTGGTGCGCCCACAGGCCGAGCTTGACCAGGCGTCGCCGCGCCAGCGGGGAGGGCGTCGCCCCCTTGTGAATCCAGCGCCAAGCCGTGCTGAACGACACGCCCGCGGCCTCTGCGAGAGCCTTGATGGTCAGGCCGCTGGCCTCCCACGCGATGATGTTGAACATGGTGTCTCCTTGCCCATCAGTCGGGCGTCTTACTGTATCCGTGCGGCAATCCACACGCAAACTAAAAGGGCGCGCCCACGTCAGCGAGCACGCCCCGATTGCCCGATGATGCGGCCGCGCGCGTCAGAACGGGATGGGGTCCGAGTCGTCAGGCGTCGTGGGCTTGGAGAATGGCGGGTTGCTCCGCACTCGCTCCTTGGGCGGTCCTTGCCCCACCCACACCGCGTCGCCGGTCGAGGGGCGTTCCTCGTCGCGCTTGGTGCCGTCGAGGAACGTCACCTTGTCGGCGCGGATCTCCCAGACCTTGCGCTTGACGCCCTCCTTGTCAGTGTACTCGCGGCTCTCAAGCCTGCCCTCGACGTAGACCTTTCGACCCTTCGCCAAGTACTGCCCGCAGAGCTCGGCCGTCTTGCCCCACACGCTGACAGCGTGCCACTCGGTCCGCTCCTGCCGCTGCCCGTCCTTGTCGGTCCACTGCTCGCTCGTGGCCATGCGCAGCTCGGTGACGGCCTGCCCGCCCTGCGTGTAGCGTACCTCGGGGTCCGCGCCGAGGTTGCCGATGAGGATGACTTTGTTGACGCTTGCCATATCTGCTCCTGTTCAGTGGTAGTAGCCGCAGGCGCCCATCGCCCGCAGTTCTCGCCGTACCGCCTCTAGGCGGTCCCGTCCCATGCGATTCATGATGTTTGTCCAGGCGCCGTGCCGCTGGAGCCACACCCCGAAGACGTGCCAGCCACCACGCACGCCGGGGTATCCGTCCCACTCGGTCGCCGACTCCTCGTGCTGCTCCTCGGCCTCGACCACTAGCTCGGTTTCGTACTCGCCGCCCATGTCGATGCTGACGTCGTAGCCATCAGGCGCCCAGCGTCGATAGCTCGGTCGACCTTGAGCACACCAGGCATCGAGCAGGCGCCGCTTGTGGCGCAGCCACTTCTCCGGGTTGTGCGTCATGGCTTGCCGTCCGGGTCACCCTCGGGTCCGAAGTCCTCCGCATCCCAATCGGCCGAGCCTGCGTTGGAGCTGGGCGCTGGAATGACAACCTTGAACGGCTTGACGTCCTTGACCCGCGTCACGCGCAGCCGGTCGGCCTCGGGCACCGAGAGCACGCAGCGCTCGGCCAAGCGGTCGATGGCCTGCCGCTGCAACTCCATCTTGTTGAGCGCGTCGGCCTGCATGTCCCAGCACGCCGAGGTCGAGTCGCTGTTACGCACGCCCAGCTCGTCGATGCACTGCACTGTCGCGCGCTCGATGCTCTTGCCCACGGCCTCGCCGTTCTGCGCGCCCACGAGGAAGGTGATGGTCGCGCCGAGGCAGGCGCCGAGCGTGACGCTCATCCAGTCGAAGCCGCGCCCATCCTTATCGCCCACGATGAGGTCAGACATTGGACCCCCTCCCCAGCGACTCAAGCTCGGACTTGTATTGGCGCATCTGACTGATGAGGTTCGAGCGACTCGGCTCGGCATCGCACCAGATGAGCGCGCCGACACAGACCCCGATGCCAAACACGACGGCCAAGTCGACCGCGCCACGCTCCTGAGCATCACGCGCCGCCTGCATACACTGAGCGCGCAGGACGTCGAGCTCCACTTGCTGTTCGATTGTCATGTCTCAGCCCTCCCCTTGCGTCTCGTAGGTGACCTCAGCATCCATCGCCTGGTCTCGCTCAGCCCGCCACGCAGCCAGCGCAGTCCGGCCACGGCTCGTCGTCAGGTAGGACACAGCGCCGCGCAGTCGACTGAGCGGGGCCGTGCCGATGTCGAGGCCATCCCGCGCCAACAGCGTCTCGACGTAGTCGGGCACATCGTCGCCGAGGCCGAGCAGCTCGCCCGTCAGGCCGGACCGCGTGTCGACCGCGACCGGCAGATGCTCGACCTTGAGCGCCTCCTCGAGCACCTGCACGACCGGCTTGGGCTGCTCGAGCGGAGTCGCGAGCTCGTCGGGGTCATAGATGCCCGCGACGAGGTCCGGGTAGACGATGCGGGCGAGAGCCGACGCGCATCGAGCGCGGAGCATCGCCTCCGGGTAGGAGCGCCAACCCTGCCCGCCAGTGAGCCCCGCACGCTGCGCCTGCTCGATGGTCCACGTCAGCGTCGTCGGCTCGGTGTCGCCCTTGCGCTGCGTCAGGTAGGTGGCCTTGGTCGCGGTCGACTCGACGAGGCGCCACTGGAGGCACTCCCCCGAGCGACGGACCAGCGCAACCGTGGCGTCGGCTGCGAGCGTGACCTTGCCCTTGATGACGCCGAGCATGCGCATCGACTGCATCGGGGCG